TTGGCGCACGGATCATGGCTCATGGCTCATGGCTCATGGCTCATGGCTCATGGCTCATGGCTCATGGCGCATGGCGCATGTATCACGGACCGAGCCCCTAGCCCCATTGTCAAAGGCCTTTGGCCCGTTGCCCTAGTGTCAACGTATGCCACTGGTAGGGCACATGGTAGGGCAGACTAAATCAGTGTCATATATAATCCATCCATATCAATAACTTAGCGCATAAGTTAGGCGGAGAGCGGCTCCGCCATACTGGCAGGGCTATGGCCTTGGGTTAGTGGTGCGTTTGACAGGGGCTTGGGGCTAAGTCCTTGTTCACGTTGTCAAATCTGTCAAAAAAAACTTCAAAAAAATCCACATACCCCCCGGCCTCGATGTATAGTTACAGGTCCCTCACCCACAGCACTTGCATTTTCAAAAAATCTTGACGCACCGTCAACCATAAACCATCATCCCTCAACCCTACCCCCTTGCAAAAGCCCCAATCATGATCTATTCTTCCCCCATGTCAGATTACCACGCCGTAGAAATCGAGGACCGTATCGAGAGCGCGCAGCGTCGCTCCTTCGCGGTAAACCTTGCCATGGGCCTTACTCCAATGCAGGCGTTGCGCGGAGCCGGCTACAGCCCCAACCACACGCTGCTGGCGTCTCTTCTCCTCAACGAGGATGTTCAGCTTCTTGTCCGTGAATACCGGGCGGACCTGACCAAGGCTTCCCCCCTGCCAACGTCCGACGACTACGTGCGCAAGGCCACACGCCTGTCGGAAGAGGCCCAAGACGCCGAAGCTTTCGGATCAGCCGTGGGTGCGTTGCAGTTGGCGGCGAAGATCAGCGGTGTCATGGACGCCGACATGGCCGCTGCAAGGAGCAACGTGATCCGGTTTATCCCCCTGAAGGATCGCATTATCAAGTTAGCTCAGCAAACCCCTGTTGTCCCTGCCCCCGACTTCGACATCGCCGGGTAACCCCCTTGGATCACCACGCCCTGAGCTACAACGACAACGTACTTCAGAGCCTGTACGATCCCCGAAGGGTATTCTGGGAATACCACTTACGCAAGCAGCGATATGCCTTGACCGTGGCCCATCGTCGTTCGGGAAAGACTGTTTGTGCAATAGGCGAGTGCATTGAACGGGCGATGATTACCGAGTTCGAAATATTCCCGCCGAAGATAGCCTTCATTGCTCCGACATATGCGCAGGTGAAACGCAATGCGTGGAGCTACCTCAAGCACTACACTTCGAACATACCGGGGGTCAAATATTCCGAGAACGAGCTATCCGCGACTTTTCCCAACGGAGCGATGATATTCTTGGCCGGTAGCGACAACCCGGACACGCTCAGGGGCCTCTACCTTGACCATGCGGTGCTTGATGAGTTCGGATCGTGCGATCCTACGTTGTGGGGGAGCGTTGTGCGGCCTGCCCTGTCGGATCGCAAGGGCGGGGCCACCTTTATTGGATCGGCCAACGGGAGAAATCACTTTTATGACCTGTATGCCAAGCACAAGGATGACCCCGATTGGTTGGTTACTGTTCTACGGGCCAGCGAGACCGGAATACTCGATGACGCCGAGCTTGCCGATGCGAGGGAAACCATGAGTCCTGATCAATATGCCCAAGAGTACGAGTGCAATTTTGACGCCGCCGTGACCGGAACCTTCTATGGTCAACTCATTGCGCAGGCCGAGCACAATCACAGAGTTACCAATGTTCCATACGATCCTGCTGTTCCTGTATATGCGGCATTTGACCTTGGAATTGGCGGGGCCACCGCTATGTGGTTGTACCAGCTTGTTGGTCAGGAGATAAGGTTCATATGGTACTATGAGAACAGCGGGGCGGCGCTGACGCACTACACGGGCTGGCTGGATGAGTTGAAAGCCAAGTCAGGAATACGTGTGGGACAGCTTAATCTTCCGCACGATGCCAATGCCCGCGAGATGACCACCGGATCGACACGAAAAGAGTTCTTCGAGAGCATGGGTTATTCCTGTCTGGTACTGCCGCGTGACAACGTGAGCGAAGGTATTTCAGCCGTGGCCTTGCATATACCCAAGATGTGGTTTGACAGCCGGAACTGCGCGCAGGGCATTGATTGCCTACGCATGTACCGCAGGTCGTGGGATGAAAAGCGCAAGGCTTTCAGCGAAACACCCTTGCACGATCAGTTCTCGCACGGTGCCGATGCCATGCGTATGGCGGTCAGGTCGCTATCCCTGATCGGCACCCCGAGCGATTGGAAAAAGCCCTTGAGAAGGAATCTCAGGGTCGTGGTATAAGCTCTTGACACGCTTCCGCGAAGCGGCCATGGTCCCCCAGTCGTAATAAATTTGGCGAACCTGAATTACCTTGGGAGTACAACACCATGTCAAAAGTAGGAATTGGAGTATCGCCCAACCGCCAAGCTGCAACGTCGAAAGTCGCTGCTGTGCCGGGCAGGAAGATTTTCAGTCAGGCCAAGGGTTCCAATGGCGTGTCAAGCGCGTCGCCCAAGGCCCCGAGCCTGAAGGCCGGCCAGAGCGCCAAGTTGACAGGGAAATAAACCTTGGACGCCCTCGCTCCAAAAAGCAAGAAGTCCAAGAAGCTCACTCCAATGAGTGAAGAGGATTTTCAGAGGACGGTTACCTTTGAAGCCGAGCAAGCTGTATCGTGGATCGAAGCAAATATTTCCAACCCCCGCCAAAAGGCCGAGGCATACTATGAAGGGGCGACTTCGCTCCGCCACGAACCGGGGCGCAGTGCTGTCACGGTAAGCGTTGTCCGTGACGCCATTCACGGTATTTTACCCAGCATAGGGCGCATTTTCAGCCAGACGGATGTAGTTGGCGAGTTTTCCTCCGATGAGGAAATCGATGAGACCATGTGCCAAGAGATAACTCTCTTCACCAACAGCATCTATGACAAGTACGATGGCTACAAGGCCCTGATCGTGGCGACTACGGATGCGCTCAAGTCGCGTGTCGGGGTGGTCAAGGTCCGTCTGGAGCGCACCGAGATTGGCCAGCACTCCACCAGCGGAATGCTCACCGATGATGAAATCGAGGAGCTACAGGATCAAATCCAAGACGGCGAGTACATGATCACCGAGATTTCCGGTCCCATGGAAGCTCCCGGCACCGATGACGACCTTGGCGAAATCATGGACCCCGCCGACATGGTGGCCGCTTCGATGGGTACTCCGGGTGCGGAGCAACCCATGATGGCCGCTTCGGTGGGTAGCTCACGTGAGCTACCCATGGTCCGTCAGGTGGTGCTCACCAAGAAATCTTTTCGCAATAAGTGGTTTCTCACCTGTGTGGCCCCCGAGACGCTGATTGTCGATGCGCAAGCGACCTGTGTTGAAGATGCGCGAATAATCGGTGTACGGAGGAATATGGCTATCTATGAAGCCATGGCCATGGGCTTCCCATACGATGAGCTTGAGGGCTATTCCTCCGATGACAGCGCCATGCTGCAAGAGGAACGCTTCAACCGCCTTCGCTTCGACCCCAACGACTACACCGACAACTACTCCAACGATCCCACTACCAAGCGTATCCTGATCACCGAGGCATGGATACGCATTGACGCGGACGGCGATCAGTACGCGGAGCTTCGGCACATTGTCACGGCGGGGCCGAACTACGATGTGCTGCTTGACGAAGTGGTTCAACACGCGCCGTTGGCCGTGTTCATCACCGATTTGCAGCCGCATGTATTTTTTCCTATCTCCGTTGCCGAGGATTTGATCCAAGACGCCGACGCGCTGACCACCGTGACACGCTCGATCCTTGACAACGTGGCTTTGGTTAATTCTCCCCAGAGGGCCGTCAACGAGACTCAGGTTAACTTGGAAGACGCGAAAAATTCCGAGATCGGCGCGATCATACGTGTCAAGCAGATGGGACAGATCGAAGAGTTGACGACACCCTTCGTGGCCGGGGAAACTCTTACCGTGCTCCAGTACCTGCACCAGAACTCCGAGTCTCGTTCGGGTGTGACGAAGCTCTCTCAGGGCATCGACCCGAACGCTCTGCAAGCGACTTCGCGCATTGCCGCCAACGCCGCTGTCACCGGTGGAGATGCCCGTATCGAGATGATGGCTCGCAACATTGCCGAAACCGGCGTGAAGCAGTTGTTCGTGGCCATCCTCAGGACAGCCATGTACGAACTCAAGGGTCCGCAGAGCATAAAGACCCCCACGGGGTACAGGCACTTCGATCCGTCAAAGTGGCACGACCAAATCAATGTCAGCATCAATGTCGGCCTTGGCAATGGCCGGATCGAGGAGAAGCAGGCGACCTTGCAGAGTGTCATCATGGCTCAGCAACAGGTCATGCAGACACTTGGGTTGACCAATCCCCTTTGCGGCTGGGAGAACATTCGCAATTCGTTCAAGATGGTCCTTCGCCTGAGTGGCATCAAGAACGTGGGAGACTTCTTCCCCTTTGTTCCGCCGGCTCAGGTCAAGGCATTTGACGATCAACAGAAAGCCCAAGCTGCTCAGGCCGCGCGGTCTCAGCAGCCGCCCGTGCCTGACCTGAAGGGTGCCGCCGAAGTCAAGGCCCAAGCCGATGTAATGATCAATGACAAGAAAATTCAGGCGCAAAGTCAGGCCGACATACAGAAGATCGAGGCAGAGGCCCAGAAGACCATAGCCCAGTTGCAGCAGGCTCATACTCTTGAGATACAGAGCCTGAGGGCCGAGCAGCAGAACCTCATGGCGCAGCTTTCTACCAAGGCGAATACCGATTTGACAATTGCCGCTTGGAAAGATGACCAAGCTCGTGACGAAGCGAACCAGAAATACGCTGTTGACGCCTACAAAGTCCAGCTTGACGATGCTACCAAACGGGCCGTGGCCGTAGAGAACGCCACCAATGACGTAGGGGCGCAGTAGACGCTATGAACGCTCTTGACATAGCCCAAGTGGTACATGACACCCATCAAGTGTACTGTTGGCACATTGGAGATTTCACTCAGGTCCCTTGGGAAGAGGCCCCGGACTGGCAGAGAAACTCTACTATTGCCGGGGTTAAGGCTGTGATTGACAGCCCTGATATTTCCCCTGAGTTGCTCCACGAAAAGTGGGTGCAGACCAGATTAGCCGATGGCTGGGTGTACGCTCCACTCAAGAACGTGGCCCGCAAGGAGCATCCTTGTTTGATCGAGTATCATAAGCTTGACATCAACCAGAAACAGAAGGACTACATGTTCCGAGCCGTGGTTTTAGCTTGCATGAAGGTGCCGTGATGGCTGCTGAGTATGACGACTTGAGATACCGCCGCTGCAAGCTCATGCGCGACCTTGTGAACAATCCCCTGTACCGGGACGTTGAGGCGCAGATACGCCTTGACATATCCAACGAGTTTCTAGCTACCTCCGGGGGCGACGGTCCAGTACGCGAAAGTCTTTACCTAGAGGGAAAAGCTCTTGACAGGGTTATAGGACGTATATTAGCCTTGGCCAACGAAGCAACTGCCATTGACACGGTGGTTGTCAACAGGAGAGTTACCAATGGCTGAAGCTGAAGTAGCCTTCAACGTGCTGCCCGATGTGCCCGATACCGCGGTATTCGGGGCCTTGTTCGACAAGGCTGAAACCGGAGCGGATCAGGCCGCGCCGAAGGGCCGTGCCGCGAACGGCCAGTTCGTGCCCGCCGTTGTCCAAAATGC